GTTTTCATTTCTACTTTCTCTGAATGTCCTTGCAATTTCTTTCCAATTGATTGGTTTTTGTAAAAATAAGTATACGCGTTCCGGATGATTACTTTTTCTGCCATAATCTTTCGGATGGAGACCTTGTTTTAAAATTTTATTGACCAATTTTGTTGGGCATATATGAAAGCATTCATTTGGTATGCCGTTTTCTTTGATTTTTTGGTCAAATTTAGGTCTGAAATACATATTGTGTGGCTGTTTTGAAGTAAAATCACATTTATTTATTTCTTTATATTCTTCTAATGTATAAGCATTCTGTATTGAAGCAAATATCCACCCACAAGATTCGCATGTATGTATTATATCATCTAAAGTTTTCTTATCAACATATTGTAATCCATATTTGAAATAAATCTTAATTTCGATTAATCTGTTATAATCTTTTGTCGTATTAACAGGTTTATTTACAAAATTTTGTTTATTTATTGGATGATTTGGTTGTGTTCTATCAAAGTGTTTAACTGAAGCACCATATTTTTCAAAATCATATTTTCTATTTAATATGGAAATTAGTTTATGCGGTGCATAAGTCATAATTAATCCTTCAGAAATAACTTCAAAAGGTCGTAAATTCCATAAATTTTCGTGAAATTTACAATGAAGTTCCTCATCAACTATTTCCTTGATATATTGTTTCAATGATTTCTCCGTTATTGGTATTATCATAATTTTTATAAGTAATTTCTAAATTATTTTCATCTGTTATATTTTCAATTTTGAAACCAAGTGTGTTTAAAATAAATTCAATTTTCTTCTTTATGTCTTTACTTTTATAATTTTTAATTTTAAAGTACAATTTATGTTTAACTATATTAACATATACTTCCTCATCATCCTCTAAAAAATCTTCAAATACACAAGGAAAATAACAAGTTTTAAAATCTTCTATATTATTACAAAATTGATGCGTATAAAGATAGAATCTTAAGATAATATCCTTTGATTTTGCTAAATAAAAATCTTTATCTCGTTTTAAATATTGTGTAAAATCATAAGTGAAATCTTCTATCATATTTTATTTTTGTTTTTCTGATTTTATTACACTATTTGATATTATTTGTTTCCTTGTTACTAAATCAAACATTCTTTGAGAAATAGAGTCGTTAAATAATTGATATATACACACAACATCTTCGGTTTGATTTAAACGGTATATTCTATCTTCAGCCTGTTTATTTTCAGCACTACTAAAACTATACGAATTGAACACAATGGTATGCGCAGCCGTTAAAGTTAAACCAACAGAACAAGCAATAATTTGACCTATGAATACTTTTACCTTTGGATTATTCATAAATTCATATTCTGCCTTATCTTTTTGTTTTAATGTCATTTTTCCGTCATAAACCACACACTTGTTACCATAGTATTTCTTCAGTTCATTTATCTCTTCGGTGAAAGTACAGATAATGATAACTTTTTCACCATCCTCAATTTTTTCGTCAACCAATTGTATTGTGTTCGCAATCATTTCCTTTGCAAGATATTGTCTTACCAATATACCTTCAACAAGTTGTCTGTAATCCTCAGAATCCTCATTTCCTTGTTCCTGTTGCGCTGTAACATATTCATCCCATAATTCTTCATAACGCTTCATTTGAACGTCTGAGAGGTCATAATATCGAGTTTCTATAGTCTTATTTACCATATCACTCATTTCCGAAAGAAGTCTGCGTATATATACATGTTTTATCTTTTCTTTAAGTTCATCAAGGTTTGTAGCACCGCCAGATAAAGTCACTTCTTTTCCGCTTTTTAGTCTCATTGTCCTTCCATCACAATAATGTTCCACGTAGTATTGATAATCCCTTGTAACTTCCGCATCAATAAGTTTTAAAATATGATACAGGTTCATTGGTCTGTTTGTCAATGGTGTGCCAGTCAATAAAAAGACATAAGGAATTTTTGACCTTTTAAGATAATCAGATATGACTTTGTATCTTATTGATGTATTATTTGACAGTTTATGCGCCTCATCAATTATGACACACCCAAAATTTTCAAGAAACAACGGACTTTCTTTAAGACATTCCTTTATTTTTTCTTTTTTTGTACTTTTACGTGTTTTCGGTACAAGTGTTCCATTTGAAGCTTTTACCATTACAGGCTGTTTTACTTTTTCGCCTTTCTCGTTTAAAACATCCTCATATACAATGTCTGTTGGGATTTTATAGAAATTATCCAAGATATCATAATTTACTATTGTAAATCTTGTATCTGTTTTCCATTCAGAGCCATTTATAATGGAAATGTCTGTTGGATTATTATATGCACAAATTTCACGTTTCCATGTTGATTTTAATGAAGCAGGACAAATAATCAAAATTTTATCAGCACCGGTTTCCATTGAAGCAACAACTGTTTGCCTTGATTTTCCCATCCCCATAGAATCCGCTAAAATACATTTTTTGTTTTTTAGCAAAAATTCAACTCCTTCTTTCTGCAAGTTTTTTAAGACAGTACCGTCTTTTTCTTTTGTTATGTTGTCATATTTTTCAAAATCAACATTAACTTCAACATGTTTCGTATTATCAGTCAGTTGATTCAAAATATAGCGTTTTTTAATATACATAAGTGATGGTGCTATGCTTTTTCTATATTGTGCATAGCAATGAAGTGTTTCACCCATTTCTCCTATTACTCTTGTAATACGTATTTTTTCAGGCAAGAAATCAAGTTCATATTTTTTCTTTAAGATTTCCCCATAGTCTTTTGATATTTTAACGGTCTTGTTGACTTCATATGGCTTAAAATCGTAATTATTCAAAATATATGTTGCATCAAATTCAGAGAGTGAATAGCTTGTCCTCTTGACTTTATACTGATAATATAGGATTTGATTGTTATTACCGCTATAATTCTTTAAGACTGCATATGCTTTTTCAAAATCATCAACTTTCATGATAATGGTATGTAATTAATATCTGCAATGTAAATATAGTACAAAAAAATGACGTGTCAAAAACTATTTATATAAAACTGTCATTAAATGTTAAAAAACATGGAAAAAAGTAAATTACAACTTCCATCGAAGAATAATATGTTTTATTCTGAAGAAGATTTCTTCTATGAAACGGATTTGGTCGAGAGATATATTGAAGAAGACCTCAACCAGTCAGTTGTGCTATATGAAGTTGACAGAGTAAAGACTAACGTAAATGCAATATATAAAGAAGCGACGAAAGGCAATATACGTTATAAAGCACCGAAGGAAATACCATGTATGTATGAGATAAAAGATTCAGAGACAAAATCATTTGACAGTAAGTCTTCAACCGGTGTGTATCAACAGGATGGCAACCTGGTAATGTATGTATTGGACAAGACGTTGGAAAAATATAAGGCAGACATAAAACGAGGTGACTATATCGGCGTTCAGATTGACACGAACCGCATGACATATTACAATGTAGTGAATGACGGAAAGGTCAATACGGCAAACACGCATATGATTGGTGGCTATAAACCTGCATGGAGAACGATTGAATGCACACTTGTAAGCGATATATCAGAATTTAATGGGTAAAGAGATGAGAGTACAACCAAAAAAGAATTTGACAATGCCGAACAAATATAGGGAAAAGCAAGGGAACATGGTAAGGCTTGGCTATCAAAACAGAATACTTGATAAGGCGCCTGTATTTCCGAAGCCCCTTGAATATGATGATATTGACAAAGCAGTCTTTGACTTTGTTGACAAAAACGTTGATATTGTTATAGACGGTAAACTAGTACCAACATATACACTTTACAGCAGCCAACGTTTCTCTGAATATACGCAAATGTGGAAACATAGCGACAAAAACGGAAACCTCTATCTTAACTTCAAAACGATAAACAGAGAAAAAAACCCGTCATTTGGAGGAAACCAAGGCGGATTATGGAATATTCCGGTACAAAGAAAATATACGTTATTACAAAGGCAAGTACTTGATGATAATGGCACTGAAAGCTATGAGATATATACGATGAAGCAACCTTATGCCGTTGACTTGACATATACTGTAGGGTTTGTGACTACAACTATTGACTATCTCAACAAGTTTAACCAAAAATTTAATAAGTTGTTTGCTTCACGTCAGTGCTACATCAGGCCAAACGGACACTATATACCAATGGTACTTGATGAAATAAGTGATGAGACGTCATATTCAATATCAGACCGTAAGTTCTTTGTACAGACGGTAACAATCAAGCTTATGGCGTATATTATTGAACAAGATGACTTTGAAGTCAAGAAATATCCAAAACGTATCAACCAGGCATTAGAAGGGGATAAGTTTAAGAAAAACCTACCGTGTGTTGAAATTGAAGAAATTGAAAATCCAATGAAAAATAAGACACTTAACGTTAACATTTCGTTTAAGCCATATCATACCAAAGTGGAATTTGTCTTTGACACTGACATGGTTGTCGAAAAAGTTATAACAGAAAATGTAAGGACAATGAGAGTCATGGTGAATGATGATTTGTATTATACCTCTAAAACTTTCACCATCAAGAATAACGATAAGGTTAACATACAAATAAATCAGTTTGATGGTGAGGAAAAAAGTAAGATAACGTTTGTCGGGTACGAAAAGGACACTTTCTATAATTCAAGCGAAGTTCCTGAGAAAGTATATGATACGGAAATTACGCATGAAAATATTAATATTGAATAATTTATGTTATACTTTTAATTTTATGTTATATATTCTGTATACCTGTAATAATATATTAAAATATATAATATTAATATTAATATGGAAACGTTACAAATCTACCAAGTAATAAACTGTAATAAGGTGTTGTCAAAGATATATGAACAAAAAAGCATACTCCCATTTTCTTTGGGCTTCAAGTTGTTTAAGATAATGAAAATGTTCGATGAGGTTGAGGAATATGTATTCAATACTATGGACATGATGTTTCCTCAATATGAATGGAATAACCTGACAAAGGAAGAAAGTGAATTTTATTCAAAAGTGCTTACAGAAAAAATTGAACTCAGATTTGAGAAAATAGCAAAGGAAGAACTTGAGGACAATGACAAACTAATGCTTACTTTGGAGGATATTGAGAATTTGGCGATAATTCTATCATGAGACCATACAATAAATATCGGAAGTTTGAGTTTTTGAATTTTTTTCTGATATTTATATAATATAATAAGAATATAATTTAAAATATTAATAATATGGCAAGTAACAATACTAAAAAACAGGTGCATGTAAGCCCTGGTATTTATTTTACTGAAAGTGAGCTTTCAGTTGCAAGTAAGTCACTTGGTATTACCAACTTGGGACTTGCAGGTGAAACTTTAAAAGGTCCTGCTTTCCAACCTATAAATATTAGTAGTTGGGCACAGTATCAACAATATTTTGGTGGTACAAGTACTGAAAAGTTTCAAGGAAGCCAATTCCCGAAATATGAGTTGCCTTATATCGCAAAGACATACCTTGAAGAATCACAAAATTTAAAAGTCTGTCGTGTTCTTGGCTTGTCTGGCGTTAATGCCGGTCCTGCATGGGTTATAACTGCTTGGGGTGGTGCTGGTTCAATGTATACAGAGAGTAACCCAATGGTTGTTGCTATAATCCGTTCAA